TTGGTGTATGAACAGCTTAACTATCAAGGGTAACCCTGACAAACTGTTCGCTCTTAAGGAAGCAGCGGATAGGAAAGGGTTGCTACAACACATGGTGCCTATGCCTCAAGCGTATCTTAGTGACGACTCTTGGTATTCGTGGCGACTAGATAAATGGGGTACTAAGTGGGACGTTGGCGAAGTTGATGCTGACCTAGATGGTGACAGACTAACTATAAACTTTGACTCAGCATGGGGTCCACCTACTGAAGCATACGAAGGCTATGTAGAAGACAATGAAGACATGACCATTGAGGCAACCTACTACGAACCCGGGATGTGTTTCATAGGTAGGTATGACAGTAGTGAAGAGCTAAACGAATCATTCGAGGTAGACTTTGGTGATGAGGACTGGCGTGATGAGATTCCACAGGACTTGATTGACGACTGGGGCTTGGACAATGAGTATGAACAGTGGAAAGAGTGGCAAGAGGATGATGAGGATGAGTAAGTATCGCATTAACTTCTACAACAAAGAAGGTAAGCTCTTTGCTTACTATGATACCAACAACAAGAAAGCAGCAGAAGATATGCGTGACTCACCATGGTCACGCGCTAAGGTGGAGATGATAGAGAATGAATATGTTGCACAAGGATCAACGAGTGGTCCCATCACAGAAGCATTTTGATTGGCTCATGAAGTGTGCTGATGATGCATACTGGAAGGGTGACAACGAGACAGGCAAGCGACTAGAGCGTGAGGCTGCCCCTGTTAAGGAAGCAATAGATAGAGGTGAAGTATGGTATCCAATGTTTTGATGCACCTATTGCCACTGAGTGTGGCAGGTGCTTACTTAGGCGGTGCGTTGTATCTGTGGTACAGACATGCCAGAAAGAGATGATGCCCATGATGACGTTACGCATTGGATTGGGAAGCTACCTAAAACGGATAGCGATAGCACTGAGCGTCTTGACAAACGTGATTCTAGGCGGCAGTCTAAACCAGACATTCTCAGCGAGGAACTGGGAGTGGAAAAGAAACAGTAAGCCTAACATCGTATGGCTTATAGATGGAATATTTGGTACGGACCACTGCAATACGTGTTGGTCCTACTGGAAAACAAGGAGACAATGGTAACATGGATATCCCCAAGGCAAATGCTAAGCTGTCTGAGATCGTAGGTTTTTATAACCATTCTCCTGCGTTCCGTAGACTAAGTGCAAACTCACAACGTGACTATGAGACAAACCTTAATGCTGTTCTCGACACTGTTGTAGAGGGCAAACGTCTTGGGGATTATCGCTGTAGTAATATCAAGGTACGCCACCTTACACAAGCGTATGAACAGTGGTTGAACACTGGCGTTCGTACTGCTAACTACCGTAAGGCAGTGTTGTCGTCAGCGTGGAAACATGCAATGCGACATGACGTGATGATACACAATCCAGTATCACTAATACAAACCGTAGCTACTAAGCCACGCCGTGTTATGTGGGAGCGTGATCACGTTAAGACATTCCTTGAGACTGCTTACAGCAACTTCCGTTGGCGCAGCATAGGATTGATAGTACACATGGCCTACGATTGGGGTCAGCGTGTGGGTGACATGCGTGTACTAAAGTGGGACAGGTTGGATTTGCGTGGGTGCCAACTTGACCTAACACAATCCAAGCGCAATGCAGAGGTACACCTCCCGATTTCCTCTGGGTTGTGTGACATGCTGCGTCAACAGAAGGAGGACTTTGGATTCCAGGACTATGTAGCACCACGTGTTAAGCCACGCGCAGGTGCTATCACACCCTATGACAAGGCAGAAATATCTAACCTTATCAATGAGGTACTAGAGGAAGCTAACCTACCACTTGAACTAACAGCTATGGACTTACGCCGTACTGCTGTGACTGAGATGATGGAAGGGGGCGTTGACTTAGCGAACATCATGCAGGTAACAGGACACAAGAACATTGCGTCAGTTAAACCCTACATGGTCAACACATTAAGCGGTGCAACTAAAGCACTAGCAGCGAGAGGTAACGATGAAGAAGAGTAACTGGAAACTACATAGAGAATACGCTGAGTCTGTCTCAGCCAATGGTCCATACCGGGGTGACTGCCCCTTCTGTAATGGTAAAAATACTTTCTCTGCTACTTGCGAACTAGGACAACTTAAGTATAACTGCTATAAGCTAGGCTGCGATGTGGGTGGCATGTTTGATACAGACATGACTGCTGCTGAGATACGTAAACATATGCGCCCTGCTGATGACACACCACACAAAGAGGCAGAGACAATGGAGTTACCCGCTCAGTTAGTTATACCTACACCACAGCACACTAAGCACAACCGATTCATGCGCCGTTGGGGCATCGTCGGTGGCACATACTATGACGTACAGCAAGAGCGTGTTGTCTTCCCTATCTATCACAAGGGTAGAATGATTGATGCAGTAGGACGTGCAGTAGGTACACGCAAGCAACCCAAGTGGTATCGCTACACTGGTGCCGCTGACTACTACACTATTGGTGAGGGTTCAACGATACTGATTGTTGAGGATGTTATCTCTGCTATCGTAGCATACCAAGAGCTATCTGATGTAACATGCATGGCTATCCTTGGCACCACTATGAACCACAAACACTTCGGTAAGATTGGTGAGTATGACCAGTCAGTAATCGCTCTTGATCCTGACGCAGTAGGTAAGACGATTGAGTACCGTAGAGAGATTGAACTATGGACAGGCAAGCAAGCTTCAGCCCTGAGTTTGTCTGATGATATTAAGTACCGTATGCCAGAGGATATGGAAAAACTACAGGAGCTATGTGGAAAATGACACAATATGCAGTAATGATTGACGTAGATGGAGATTGGATGTATGTCCCTGAGAATACCGTGGGGTTTCTTAACCATCCTGCACCTAAGCTATACAACAACAAGGCTAAGGCAGAAGAGGAAGCATCACGGTGGAACACAGGTGTAGTGGTAGACTACAAGACTAAGCATATCCTACCCTTCACCCAAGAGGAACGACAACGTGCCAAGGAACGAGCGGAGGCTAACCGTGCTTAACTTTTTATATGGTGTTGCATTTATGTATCTATTCGCAATGCCTTTCCTACACTATCTTGCATCACCAGTAGACGAGGAAGATACTGGCGCACCTACACGCTTCGCATTGCTATGGCCCTTGGCTGCACTAGAAGTGTATTACCGAATACTAATAGGAGACACAGACGATGATGGAACTAGCTCTAGTTAAGACGCTACTTAATCGTGATTTTTACGACAGACACAAGGGTATCAAATGCCCAGACAAAATCTTTACCAAGGACGTGCGCAAGATTAAGCAGTCACTTGATGCAGCAATGGAAGCATATGAGTACGTAGACTTAACTGTTGCTGACTTGTATGCTGTGTTCAATCGCATGAACGCAAGCATGACTACAGCTACACGTGGTGCCTACGATGATCTGTTTAAACGCTTAGAGATTGTTGAGCCTATCAAAGAAGAGATAGCACAAGACACGTTATCACAGATGTTCCAACAGTATGTCGGTGATCAGGTTGCTAACCTTGGCTTCGACTTTGTTAATGGTACAGAGAGTAGCCTCGAACCACTACGAAAACTATTAGAGGACTTCAAAGATGACTTTACTCCTAACCTTCGTGTTGACTGGGATGACAATAGCCTTGACACAATACTTGATGCCACGCTTCTGGAATCGAAGTGGAAGTTCAACATCTCCTCACTCGCCCGAAGGGTTGAAGGCGTTAGCGGTGGTCATCTTATTTTGGTTGGCGCTCGTCCCAATACTGGTAAAACTTCTTTCCATGCCTCTCTACTAGCAGGGGCTGAAGGGTTTGCACATCAGGGTGCCAAGTGCATTGTGTTGTGTAACGAGGAAGCATACACACGTGTGGCTGCACGGTACATCAGTGCATCTTCTAACATGACTATGACTGAGGTACGTGAGAACAAAGCCCTAGCACACAAACGCTATGAGTCTATCCGTAAGAATGTAATGTTCAAGGATAGCACAGGCAAGGGTATGGCATGGGTTGAGGCTGTTGTT